GATGGCAGTACCCCACGAACCCGTGGTGTGCTGCTTGATCGACTGAGACATATTGATCTCGTCAAACCCAAGAACACCAGTCCCCATCATGCCGTTCTTGAACTGCTTGGAGATTGTGTCCGTAGGATTGAACAGACCTTTCATGCCTTCAACCAGACCAGCGTTGGCAGCGGGGTTAACCGTTGCATAACGTGGCGACATTACAGCAGCGTTCTCGTTTAGCTTCTGCTGAGCCTGCAATAGAACCAACGAGGTGGCTGGCGTGGTGCCTGGAGTGCCAACCGTGTTACCAATTGCTTTGTAAGCATTAGCAACGTCAGCATCAATGCTGGAGGCCAACTGCGAGATACGTGGCTTGAGCACGCGATCTGCGAAGTCATCCAACTGCATCGTCAGCTCGGCAGACGTGAAGTTTACGCCGATATGCTTCTGCGAAGCCACGGTCAGCGTGGTGAACTGCTCGTTGTCGTCCTGAACTTGCAGGGCAGCACCGTCAGTCACCAGAGCGCGGTCGGGCAGACGAATACGCAAGGTTGAACCGATCTTTGCACCTTCAACAGCAAAGCTGTCGTCGTACTGACGGTTTACGTTACGGGTAAGAACCAGATTGTTTTCCAAGATCTCCAGGGCCTTCCTGGTGATCATGTCAATCGTAAGAATGCTATTTGACATGGTAATTCCTTAAAAGTTAGCGATGTTGAGCTTGTGCTTTCTTAATCTGGCGCAGCCTGTCTGCTTCAATCCATTCCGAGGCAGACATCGTTTTGGTGGACCGTGGGTCCGTCGTGTCATAACTCGGATTGCCTGAAGTTCTGGCAGTTACCGGACTAATCGGCGCGGGCGCTGACGTAGTACGTTTAACCGGAACATCGTTGGCTATTTTAGCCTCAATGCGTCCAATTTCCTTTGCCTGCAAAATCGGGCTAAGACGGGAAATGCGATCTGTCTCTTTTGGATTGGACCCAAGGTAGTACGCTACATCAGGGCCAGCATCAGAGGCTTGAATCGCTTGCGCCATCACGGTCGTGATTTTAAGACTTGGGTTATACGCGACCTGTTCAAAGTCATCGTACTTGGTCCGAGCCTCTTCTTCACGTTCGTGATATGCCTCAAGAATCTCCGTCTGTTGTCGTTGCTGATCTCGCTGTGCAATTAGCTGGATTGCTTTGGCTTCTGCGTAAGCATCTACCGAATCAAACTGATCTACAGGTGGAACATCAACGGCAACGGGCGGCGGTGCTTGACGCTCACGCTCCCACTTTCGCTGTTCTCTTGCGAGACGTTTTTGAATCGCGGCATCAAGTTCCTCTTGCGAGAATGTCTTGGGCGCAACTTCCGGCGTATCTACAGGTTCTGGAGTCGCCGTGACATCCAGTTCCGGCGCGGGCGCTACTTCCGCTTCAATCGCTACTTCTTCGGTCATTGTGAATCCTGGGATTCCCCGGTGAACCGCGCCGGTACGGTATTATGCAGTAATTTTGTTGAGTTACGCAACCACTGCCCAAGGCAGTGCTGGCGCTTCTGTTTTTCTATCCAACAAAAAAGAAATTTGTTCAGCTATTTGTTCTTCAACGTCTGTTTTTACAGTCTTAACATCATCAACAGTTTTTTCAAAACACCAGTTGAGGATTTGAGATTCAGTAAGTTGCTTGTACGGGACGAAGACTTCTCCCCGCGTCAATAGCGTAGAACCAGAATAAGAAGAAGAGAAATTGTTTTCTTTGTCAAATCCGGTAGCTCGCCAGATTACTTCAACGACCAATCCATCCTCTTGCACATTCAGTTTGTTAACCACCCAAGTGTAGTCAATCATAATTCACCCTTATGTGATTTGGTATTGGCCGGTGATGGAGAAGGCAGAGAAGTTACCCAGTTGGGCATCTGTCAAAATTGTTCTTACACCGCTAACCAAACCTGTAATTTGAATCTGTGATGTGTTGGGCTGGATCAATCCGCAAATTTCAGAATACGATCCTAACGTAACGTCTCCCAAAGCGACTTGGGAAACGGCGGTTAGATTTGTTACATTGCTTGAGAGGAACGGCAATCCATTGACTACAACATTTCCCGTGGAGATACCTTTGCTGGTCAAAGAAAAGTAGGTTTGAAATAACACCGTGTTCCCAACAATAGTCCATCTGCCCCTCTGGTTACTGTAAGTAATTCCAGCAGAAGATCCACCAATTGTTAGAGTTGGGACCCATATTGTAGAATAAAGTTGTTCAAAAAGAGAAACAGAACCAAGAGTGTTTGTTATTGAGTAGCTGCACCCAAGGTTTCTTCCAATAGTTACGCCAGCGGGCCAGAAAACAGCATAGATATTGGCGACATCAAACCTGCAAAGATCTACTGACCCCTGAACAATTGTCGTCGCCCCAGAAACAAATAAATAGTAATCTGGGTCAGGCACACCAGTGTTGCCGGCAAACGTGCAATTTTTAAAATCAAGACCAATGGCATACGGCGAATCAAGGAATAAAAATCCAGATTTTGGAATCCCGCCGCTACCGCCAGAAGGTATGCTGGTGGTGTTTTCTTCGCTGTAGCAACCTATAAAACTCCAATTTTGAATGCCGTATGTTCCGGTTACCCTTAATGGAACAGACAGGTTGTTTTCCCAGTCGCAGTTAATAAAAGTCCATCCGTCCAGCAAGAACCCAACAAAAGTGTGGCTCACAAACAAACCATAACGTCCGTTATTTGCCCATCGGCACGTCTCAAAATACTGTAGAGCCTGATTGTCTGTGCTGTCAGACACAAATCCGTCTGTAATAGAAGTCAAAAACGAGCATCGAATCCAGCGATTCCATATTGAACGCCCGGATATTAAGACGCCGTACTTGAACTCAAAAAACGTAAGGTCAAGAAACTGATGGAAATCGTTTTCGTTGTTTGGCTGAGGTCCAAGAATTAGCAAACCATTTGCGTTCGGGTAGGTAGTCTTGTTTCGGTTTGCAAAATAAATCCCCTCAATTCTAACGCCTCGCACAGAGTTTGATGCGCTAGTAATTGTGATTACAGAACTGTCTGCAAAGTTTTTAAGAATTGTCTTTTCACGCCCCGCGCCAATTAGTGTTGCGCCGGAAGTGCTAATAGTAATATTGCACAGGTAGGTCCCTGGTGGGACGTATACCGGATTGCCCGTTGCAATCGCAGAGGTAAATGCAGCAGAGCTGTCGTTTGTCCCAGTTGGGTCTGCGTTATAGTCAAGCACGTTAGCATACGCGCCTGTGATCATGGAAAAAGATGCTTTAGTAAGTGCCATTTGAATTCCTGCCTTATTAGGTATACATCACTTCAATTTTTGACGTATACGGTGGCGCAGCCGAAAAAGTTATAACTGTGCCAGCAACAGCGTATGTATTCTTTTGTTGATAAATGCCGTTGATATAAATTTGCGTTGCATTTTCATCAAATGGGGCACTTGCCAAAGTAAACGATGTTTGAGCGCCTGTGCCGGTAAAGTTTTCTACAAGTTCTGTTCCGGAAATACCAGTGATATTGTCGGCGCTCCATATCTGAACATCAACGCTGGTTTTCAGTACAAATTTGTACGAAAGACCGACAGTCAACCAGATCTGACCACCAGCAGACACCCGACCTGCCGAATCCAAAATAATTGGATTGGCATGAGCGGTGGAACCGCTGTTGGTTGTGTAAGTAGCTTGATTTGTTGTAGTGCCGGCGGCGTATGTGAACAGCTTGCCGCCGGCAAGTGGGACGCCGTTATTGTCAAAAAACTGCCAACCCGCCCCGCCGATTGGTGAAAGACTAACGGCCATTACGACTCCAGAAGGATTAACCCGCCATCTTCTTGGACAAGGTTGTTTCCAGATTCAGTTAAAAGACTATTTTGGATTTGGTTTTGGTCTTGCCCAAACACCGACAACAACGAAATAATGCCGCCCAAACCTATGGCTAGCGAATTCCGAATGTCAACGCCATAGTAACTCATTGCTTATTCAATGGCTTGCAGTAGATTGTGCCGCTTGAAGAAATCTGAATTGCGCTCACACGCCAGACACCAGAAACGGATGACTGAATCTTAAACGGAATCGGCGTAAATGCAGGAATCGGCGTGTCTGATGTGGTTGCGGTGACGTTTTCGCCAACAACAACATAACACGGCTGATCCGACCAAACCATCACGCCCTCTGGGCCAGCGTTCCAACCAGTTGTTGATCCAGCCGTGCCGCTAAACGAAGCGGTCTGGGCTGGAAAGTTGGATCGAGATAAAGGATTTAGCAGTTCCATTTAAGCCTCAAGGGTTGGTAGGCCACTGAATGGCAAACGGATCGGCTTGGGCCGTAATATCGCGCAAAGCCTGGCGGTACGTCGCCCACGCAGCTTTATCTACTGGGGCATCTGCCACCTGCGTCCAATCGCTGTCCTTGAGCATCTGGTTGCGATGTGTGCGGATCACTTGCCACTGCGTTGCGATACGCTGCGCTAAGTCATCTTCCGTCATCGGAGCAACGTCAACGGTGAAGACCTGGCCGTCAATCAAATGAGGCGCAGCAGGCACTAGCTTCTCAGTTGCATGGTTGTAGGGCTTCCATACACAAATAGGGTAGAACCCGCATTCACGGATGTACTCCATAGAAGGCCCAGTAGAACCAAAATTCTGGAACGGAAACCACTCTGAGCTGTCTTTGACAACAAGATTGATGTTTGCAAGTAACATTTTAAATCCTTATTGAACGGGGAATCGTGCGGTCGGCAATGTGATGGTGCGAGCGGCTTTGGTAATTCGGATGTCCTGCAAATAACCATTCAAAGCACTAGTCCCAATTCGATCTGCACCAACATACAAAATGCTTGTTTGGTTGAAGTTGTCCGTAACAGCGCCGCCGCTAGTGGCGTCTACAGATCCATTTAGATAAACCTTTAGGTTTCCAGTGGCGCTGCCTGAACGAACAACAGCAAAATAATACCAAGTACCAGTGGCTAAAGATGTTGCCCCAGTGAGAACAGAAGCAGAGTAACTAAATTGCAGTTTGTTTAAAGCGGTGACGTTAACCGACCACCCAGTTGTTGCTGTGCCTTTGCTCACAATCCCGTAGGCAATGCCGTTTGCCGACAAGTAAACCCAACCATCAATCGTAAAATTGCCCGTGCCAAGCTGAAGTTGCGGACTGTCAAGGGCCGTTAGCCAATCGCCAGTACCGTCGTATTTCATGCTTGTTGGCGACCACTTAGATTGCGTGGTACTGGCCTGAGCATCCCCAACTGTCGATACCAGATTCTGCGTTGTGGCGTCGTAGATTCCTGCGTTGGTCATGTTGAGCAGGAGACTGGTGCTAGAGGCTGCAAAACTTGTATTGACGTTTGTGGTGCTTGAATAACTTGCCGCGCTGGTTGAGCCTGCGGTTGTTAACGGTGCGAGCGTGGGTGGGGTGAATGCTCCCGTGTAGGCTGCCGTGCCGTTTACCATCCTGAAATTGGAAATATACCCGTTAAAGTAAGTGTTGGGTACGTTGCTTGCCCCAAGCGTCAATGGCGAAGTTGAGCCGAACAAAGCCGCTGAATTAGTTGTCGTGGTTCCAGCAACTCCGTTTAAGTACGGCGTGAATACAGAACCGTTTCGTACAAGCGCAACGTGATACCAAGTATTTGCAGAGATAGATCCAATTAACGCCGCAGACGCAATATTGTAGGTAGCTCCATTAGAACTTAAATAATAATTTAAAGTTCCCGCCGATGTTGTGTAAAAGACCCAGTTTAAATTGCTTGAAGAATTGTTTTGTACGGCTACTGTTTGGTTAAAGGCAACGCTGCTAAAGTAAACCCAAAACTCAATAGTAAAATTATTTGTGCCAAGTAAAAATGCAGAGCCATAAGTGGCACTTATATAATCCGTACTACCATTAAAGTACCCGCTCCCACCATACGCCGCAGGAGTATACGCAGCAGCCGGAGAGAACGGCTGGAATGCTTGGACGGTGGGGGTTCCCGTGCCAACAGTAATTGCGCTATTTAAAGATGAACCATCAACAAAACGGTTATACCCGCACGACAAAAATATTGTGCTGCCTGAAGCGGTTAACGGAGTTGTTGGGGTTGATGAAATCGTCAGGTTTGTATTTGACAATTTCAAATTTGAGATATAACCAGCAAAATTGTTCGCGGCACTTCTGTCCGTGCCGATTCGCATCGCATCAGTTTGATTAAACGTTGTAGCAGACGTTCCTGTGCCATCAGATACGCCATTAACATACAAAGTGGTTTGACTAGCGCCAGTACCAGCGCGAACAACAGCGACGTAATACCAAGTGTTTGCCGCAAGGCTGGTTGATCCGGTAATGCTGGTTGAAGTGTCAATAAACACCAATTTATCAGCAGAACTTATTTGGAGCACCCATCCGGTTGGCGTTGACGCGCCTTTGCAAGCAATCGTATGTGTAGCCCCAGACGCTGTGCGGTAAACCCAAGCCTCAATTGTAAAGTTACTAGCGCCAAACCTTAAACTTGCGCTATCTGCAACGCTTAAATAACTGCTAGAAAAATATACACTCGATTGTCCGGCAGGCCAATACGGAGTGATTGAACCCTGCGTCGGTGTGCCGTTGCGGGTGATGGTAAATGTGTTACTGCTAGAGTCTAAAAACGTGTTGTTCTGCTGCCCATTGGTGCTGGTTGTTTCTAGCAACAGCGGGATGTAGGCAAACGAAGCATCTTGAACAATTGCCGTTGGAGTGACGCTGTTACTAGCCGCACTAGCAGCGCCGGTACCAACACTATTAGTCGCTGTTACGGTAAACGTGTACGCTGTTCCGTTGGCCAGACCCGACACAGTAATTGGCGAAGACGCAGCAGAGCCTGTAATACCACCGGGGCTAGACGTAGCCGTGTAGCTTGTAATGGACGGGCCACCAGTGACAGCAGGCGCGGTAAACGCGACAGCAGCTTGGGCGTTACCAGCGGTTGCCGTGCCAATTGTCGGAGCGCCTGGTACTGAGCCAGCAATCGTAGAAGTTGCAGCAGACGTTGCGCTGGCGCTACCCGCTGAATTGGTCGCAGTAACGGTACATTTCACCGTGTCGTTGTAGTCCGCATCAACTAACGTATAGGTTGACGATGTAGCGCCGCTGATGTTGGTTGCCGCCCCTCGAACCCATTGGTATGCGTAAGTCGGTGCTGGGTAACCGCTCCATCCACCAGTTGTGCAACTCAAGGTTTGACCAACGGTTGTGGTGCCAGAGACAACCGGCAAAGCGTAATTAGCTGGGGCAACAGGCGTGAGTGTTGGTGTGGCCCAAGTCAATGTACCAGAACCATTAGTCACCATTGTCTGGCCGTCTTTTCCATCTGCACCAGGCAACGTCCAAGTGGTGTTGGCTGACAACGAAGTCGGTGCCTTAAACGCAACGTAATTTGTCGTTGCATTTGATAACCGCAACGAAGACGAATTGTTGAGTTGCGTATTCGTTCCGTCAGTGGTCAGATTGGCCAGACCGCCTAAAACGCCACTTTTGTTGTACTGGAATTGCGTATTGTTGCCGCCAGGAGTGGTTGCAGTGGTTGCCGGTGCCCAAGTCGCAGTACCGCCGCTGACCGTCAGAACCTGGGTGTCAGATCCAATCCCAAGCCGTGCTGCTGTATTGGTTCCGGTGCCAACAATCAAGTCGCCAAGTTTTGTAATTGGAGACAAGGCGTTAAATCCAGCCGCCTGCGCGGTTTGCCCAGTTCCACCTTGGGCAATCGCAACAGAGCCAGAAGTGACTTGGCTACCGCTAATTTCAATGTTTTTGTCGGACGCGCTGGTGATCTGGCCCTGTTTGTTTACGCCAATTTGCGGTACGGCAGAGGCAGAACCATAAGTTGCCGAAGAAACGCCAGTGTTGGTGATGCTGAACTGGTTGGTACCGGACAAGGTGAGTCCGGTGCTTGCAGAGTAAAGAACCGTTCCAGAACCAAACTGGACAAAGTTAAGCCCAGTGGTGCCAATCGTAATCGGCTGCAACACCGTCTGAACCCAAGAAGTCCCTGCGTTTACGGTGCCGGCTAAAATCAGCGTGAAGTCGCCAGCGTCAACATTAAGATACGTCGTCCCTGGCGTGTTGTAGTCCGTCGCCCGAGTCAGAATAAACGGCAGAGAACCACTGCCAACTTGCGTGACCGTATAGATGCCGTTTTGCACCTGCGAAGCCTGGTCTTTGACCAGAATACGGTAACCAAGAACCGCGCTAACCGAGTCAACCGTCAGCAGCCCGTTAGCCGTTGCGGTGAGCGTTGCACCAACGCCAGACGTACCGTTGTTGTAAGTGCAGGTCGGCAGCGCGGTGGTGGTCGCTAAATTACAGTTGGCGTGGAAACTCAGACCCGAGGCGACCGCATCTGCGTACGCCTTGTTAACAATGCTGTTGGTCGTCGTTGGAGCGGAAGTAATGTTGCCGCTTGTGGCGTCCATTGTGGTAAACGCGCCGGCAGCAGGAGTCGTACCACCAATCGGCGTGTTTTCTATCGTTGCCTTGGTATAAACACCGCCAGTAACCGTCTTGCCGGTAAAGGTAAGAGCATCAGGCAAAGACAGCGTAGGGGTTGTGCCGCCAGATGAGGTAATCTCGTTGGCCGTGCCGGATACGCTCGTGACCGGCGTTGACCCAGACGATGCTGCCGTGAGTTGGCCCTGCGCGTTAACCGTGATGCTTGGGTTGGTGTAGGTGCCGGAAGTTACCGCTGTATTAGCAATTGAAATCGTGCCAAACGTAGTAATCGGGCCACCCTTAAGCCCCGTGCCAGTAGAAACCTGTACAACGCTTCCACCACCCCCGCCACCACCACCATTAAGATTTTGAGCCGTAACATTAACGGTTACGCCGTCTTGAACAATTGGGACTAACTCTGAACCCGTTAGCGGGGTTGTTGCCGTGGGTAGCTGAGAAATCTTGGTGTTAGCCATTACTCTAAGTTCCTTTTACGCTAAAAACCGCAAGCGATACAAAGCGCGTAAGTATATTTCAATAATATTATCAATTAACTGTTGCAGAGCCATGTCGGTTTTGTCAACAATTTCGTATCGGCAACCTTCAATTTCTTTTAACTGTTCTTCCAAAAACTCAACAATATTAGTTGTTTTCTTTGATGTCATCAGCGTAATCGGCCCAATCAGACCGTGCCGCCCCTGATAGGCTTCGGCAAAATCATCTGCCGCTTCAACAATCAGTTCGTAAAAATGTCCGAGCGCCTTGTGCTTGCTGTAGCTGCGGGTATTTAAGTGCACGGAATGTGCTACGTCCCTAGCAAGAAATAGCAAGCCTACGAAATCCGCGCATTTCATTGTATCATTCCTTGCTGTGGTGCGTATTCAGCTTGTTCAGGCATCATTTCCATTTGCGTAGGCTGTTCACGCATTTCCGGCACCAGCATACTTTGTGATTCCATAGCCGCAGCGACCACGCCCATTGCAATGTCTTGAATCTGCTCTTCAGACATACCCGCTTGAACAGCCGTGATGCGTTTAGTCTCAGCGTCAAACGCTTTGATTTTGGCCTCAAAGTCCTTGCGCTCCATGTCCTGCGCTTCCATCGACTTGCCGACATTTTGCAACATATTGTGCAATTGATCCAACTCTGCCGCCATCGCTTGCATCTGCTGGTTGGCTGCTTGCAGGGCTGGGTTGTCCTCGGCGTCTCCCATGAGCTTGGGGTCAATCGTCTTGGCAAACCGCTTTGCCATTTCCTGCGCCCCAGGCCAGTCCATGTTCTTAACGAACAAGTCGCCAGCGACTGACCAAAGTTGTGGGTTACCTTGCAGTAATTGCGCCATTGCCTCGAGTGCCTCTTGGCGCTTGGTCGCGTAGCCCGGACCAGTCGCAACCACAACGTCGTACTTGCCGACCGCTGGGTTGTAGATCTTGTCGATCACAATGCCGTCTTGATTCTGAATCTTACGCACTGGCTCGGCCTGAGTCGGGTCAATCTTGACCATCTTCGTCTCGCCATCAATCCCGATAATCCGGGCAATACGCTGCGTGTCGTAAATCTTGGGGATCAACTGAATACATTGGCGACCAATGTGCCGTACTGCCCGTGCTAGGTTATCTTGAT